ACATAACAATCTCTCAAGAATTGCCTGAAATCTAAATCACTCTGGGAGTCATTTTGTATCTTCAAAGCGTCTTTTGTTTTGCCTTCATATGCAACATTATATGGTGGATCAGTTAACCAAAGATCGGCTTTTTGCCCATCCATCAGCTTCTCAACCGCATCAATTTTGGTGCTATCCCCGCACATCAAGCGATGGTTTCCCAATATCCAAACGTCACCCTCAACCGTTACAGGGTCATCCTCAAGCTCAGGAACCTCATCTTCATCGGTCAATCCATCGGCTGGCTCTTCTTCCATCAGCCCTGCAAGAAAATCATCATCAAAGCCTAATAAGTCAATATCAAAATCAAACTCACCCAGACCTTCAATTTCCAGCTTTAAAACATCCAAGTCCCAGCCAGCATTTAAGGCCAGATTATTGTCTGCAATGACGTAAGCCTTGCGCTGTGCTTCTGTTAAGCCTTCCAACAGGATAGTAGGCACTAACTTAATGCCAAGCTCTTGTGCTGCTTGAAGCCGCCCATGTCCTGCGATTATTCCGTTGTGCTCATCTATCAAGATTGGATTGGTAAAACCAAACTCAGTTATGCTGCGCTTGATTTGTTCCACTTGTTCTTTGCTGTGGGTGCGAGAATTGTTCTCGTATGGAACAAGGTCGCTTGCTGATATGTAGTCAATCTTTAGTTCTGCCATTATCCCCTCTCATGGAATGGTTTTACATTATTGGGCCTGTCTTTATGACCAGATCCGTTTCATCCAACCCTGCCAGATAGCTGTCAAACTTCCCCATTGCTTTGCGACTGCTGCCGACCCCATTAAGATCAGGGTAAAGACTAATCCCACAACCAATGCAGCCCACGACATCAGCAGCAGTATTAGCAACGTGGAACAAGATATGAGTCCGATCAGGAACGTCTTGAACCTGCCATGTGTCTGGCCCAAACCTTGGGGAATTTGTGCGTCTGACTTTGTACTGCCCTGTTGGGATACAAGACTTAAATGGGATGTTGTTGAGCCAGGGGCGTTCGATTGTCCAGAGTTCAAGGTCGTCAATTTTTAGCCTTCCTAATGTTCTGCCGCCGAATAATGCAAACCGCGTGATCTCAATCATGTCGTAGAGTCAATAAAGTACCAAAGAATTTTAGCACAAACCATGCAAAATAAATCAACTATATATAGCAAAAAAATGTTTGCAATTGTTGTCTGATTTGCTAGAGTTACTCCAACAAAAACAGCAAGGAGATACACATGAACAAGATAGAACTTAACCAGCAGCTAGGCCAACTAACGCCGCAGATTATCGCGTTAGAGTTATCAGGCCAAACCCGCTACACATCCAATGAGTGCGCGTCACTCTGGCAAGAAGCGCGCCGCATTCAATACCTGTTAAAAAATCTACCCTAAAATTTAGGGTCTACCAGTTAGGGACTGGTACTGATGAGGCCATTAGGCCGAAACCCAAAACAGCAAAGGAGATACACATGGCAATGAGCCGCGACCTTTCCGATAACTTCGAGGCTCTGGTGCTTGCACTGGAGCTTGCCATCACCGCCCCTGACGAGTCAATGTCAAAAAAATGCTCTGACATGGCCGACCAACTGGCTGGATATATGCAAGTCTCAGAGGTTGAGCTTGCCAAGCAAATAGCCCTTTCCAATGTATTTGAGGAATGCCAATGAACCGCTTGACCAAAATTTGCATCGCCGTAGCAGTAGTCGCGGCGGTGCTTTGGATCTCGTCAATGGACTATGCCCACGAGGTCAGCATGTCCAAAGAATATCAATACAACGTCTGCCTCGGGTATTGGCCCGATTACGACAACCTGAAACCAAACTGCGAGGGCATCCGATGAATTACGACAACGCCGAATTGTTACAGCAACCAATCAGCAGAAAGATCACCGAGTTTTATCACTACGCCGATATCGAATCGGCAAAGGAAGACGGCTCAATTGTTTACCTTTGGCTTAAGGGTGGCAGTCTTTCATCATTGCAAATCGACCCGAACCATTGGGACGGCCTTGACGGTGCCTTTGAGATTGCCGAATGGCTCGCATGGGAGATAACTGACGCCATCGCTATCGGCTCGCAAGGTATGCTCGAAAGCGCGGTCACTCAATCGGGTGCAACATGGGGACATTATGTATGAACGTCCTCATTGCTTACGAATCCAGCGGCACCGTTCGCCAAGCCTTCCTAAACCGAGGGCATAACGCATGGTCGTGCGATCTACAACGCGCCGATGATCGCAGCCTTAAGCATATCAGGATGGACGCTAGAAAGGTGATGGAGCACCGCAAGGTGTGGGCCTATCACTGGGACTTGATTATCATGCACCCGCCCTGTACTGCGCTCTGTGTCTCAGGCAATGCCCACTATGGCACAGGCAAACCAAAGCACGACCAAAGGCTTGAGGCTATCGACTACACGCTTGAGATGTTCGAGCTGGCCAAGTCGGTTGCGCGGTTCGTGTGTATGGAGAATCCCGTCGGAGTGCTTCCGATCAAGGCTAGTCAATACGTCCAGCCGTGGCAGTTTGGGCATGGCGAGTGCAAGAAAACTGGCTTGTGGCTTCACAATCTACCAAGACTCGAACCCACCGATATTGTCGAGGGCAGGGAGCAACGGATTTGGAAGTTGGGGCCATCACCTGACCGCTGGAAGATACGCAGCAAAACCTACCAAGGCATCGCCGATGCTATGGCGCAACAATGGAGCAATCTATGAAACGAGGAAGACCAAAGGCAACTGGGCCTTATAAGACTCACGCTGAGTTAGTGGCAGGAGTGTTAGAGCGGCACAATAAAGGCAAAAGTATGCGAGGAATTGCCCGTATTCTAAACCTGAGCGAACCAACCATTACAAAAATTATCAGAGAAAACCGATCAGCATAAAAGTCCCCTTTTAAATAGACCATTTAAATAGGGACAATCAAGCAAGGAAACGTGTTATGGAAGAAGCAACAAAACAAGTATTGGAAGATTTTGGGTTTGCAGATGAAAACGAGTTAGAAGTATGGTCTGCAGGACTTTGTTTTGCTGCCCGCTGGCATTATTCGATGGATGACGGGCCAAAAAACTACGGTGGGTTGCCACAAATGCTGGTAACTGATGGCGATTGCGGACTCTGTCTTATCCGCGTGGCTTCCGAAGGCGATGACGCTATAGAAATTGAGCAAATTGCTTGCCGTTGGAGCAGCATCCCCTACAAGTATATTGAAGATTTCCGCCTAGCAGTTGATGAAGCTGACAGAGATCTTCGAGAATGCCTTGAAGAAGACCCGAGCGCTTTTTTTTAATTGTTTCACATGAAACGCAATGATAACGAGGAGAAACAAATGAGCATCAAACCAACCCGAATTGACCTGCTAACCGCATGGATGACCTTGGTCAAGGTGCGTGAGACTTACTGCCATCCAGAGGTGGATCAGTATGAGCAAACCGTTTTGATTGACGTGCTGAAGATGCTGGATAAGTTGCAAGAAATGGAGGGCAAAAAGTGATCAAGAAACAACTTGATAAACTAATGGCTCCACGCTTCACAGGCGGGGCGATGATCGTGGCCTTCCTGTTTGGCTATGTAATCGGAGCAATCCTGCTATAACCTACCAAGACGGTTTCTTTGGCTTATCCTTTGAAGCCGTCTTTTTCTCCAGCTCTTGCTCGATCAAGATCTGAGTGTAGTGCACCACCTTTCGCAAGTCATCGACCCCGCCTTTTGATCTCCACCGACTAATGTACTTCACAACATTGGCTTCACACCATCCCAAATTGTTTGCGAGTATGTATTCAGTAGGTTGAATCATCATCAGCTTGTAATGGTTGCCGCCTATCTGCTCGTCAAATGCGCTCACTTAATCCTCTCTACGTTTACCTTTAATCTGCCTTCTTCCCCGTAGTCTTTGTGAAGAATTACGCAGGTCATACTCCGAGAACTGGCATAACCAGAGCCAGCGTGCCAAGCGTCTGCGGGTGCTAGGATGTTCCAGGACTCGAACAATGCGCCGCCATATTCCTCTTGGTTCTTGTGGTGTATGTGTCCCGTCCATACGAAAGTGTGCTCCGCTTGCCCCCATTCTTGCCTGAGATTTGACACGATTGACCCGTGTAGATTGGACATTTTAATCCGATCACCGTGATGGGTCACTACCAGATTCTTGCCCCACTGCCACCATATAAACTTGCTGGCGTTATCGAATACGTTAACACGCGGATCATCCTCAAAGTATAAGCGCATGACCTCGTTCAGCCACAACGCAGCGTCTGGATCGTGATTGCCGCGAACATTCACAAGCCAGACTTCGGCATGTTTCTCAAGCATACGCAAAACGGTACGCTTTATAACATTGCTTGCAGCCCTAATGGTCTTGGAGTACCGACCGTCAGAGTCAAGTAGGTTCTTGCTGTTAGGCGTTGAGCTGGTGGAATCGTTGACGTGCATAAAGTCGCCAAGGTTCACTAACACACCGACCTTACCCGCTGGCGCTACACTGACCAGCCGATCAATTGCGCTCTCTAGCAGCCGTTGCGAAATCTTGACGTCATAGTCCTCGCCCATCGTCTCAGTGTGGTGAGCAAGCATCCCAAGATGATGATCCCCAATAATATAAGCAACCATATAATCGTCATCAATGCTTTTGGGCGCGTCAACGGGAGCGTGTATTCCTGTGACTTCATCTTTGAACCCCTCCACGAATTGAGCAATTAATTCTTCCAGCTTCTGCCGTTCTGGTTCTTGAATATGCCATTGCAGGACAATCTCGTTGTCCATGTTGTAGGCGGTGCTGATGCGCTTAGTGGTAAATCCTGGCGCTGTCTGCCGATTGACATTCTGAGCTGGCGCTACGCCTTGAAGGGCTGCTCGTCTATGAACAGCCGCAAGAGCTTTATTAATTCTTCTGGGATTTTTGCCTAACTCTTTAGCAATTTCGGTCTGATTCATACCGCCCAAAGTCATTTCGATTATCTGACGCTGGTAGTCCGTATTGCAGAAATCCAAATGCTCGGGTCTTGTTATGTATTTAATACTCATCGTGCCACGCCATGTTGTAAAACGTGTGGGCCGCTATTTGAAGTCTGCCAGTAATCGATGCAATGCAA